ATGCCTTTTTGCCAACATCGCCACCGTCTGGCACTTCGTTTGTTTCGCCACCGAGGTCTTCTTCCGCGCTTGGAAGTTTTGCGGCTGGTTCCTTACCTGCTGATGCAAGTGATGCTTTGAGAATTTCAGCAGCAGATTCTGATAGAGACTTTGTCATTTTAGTTAACTCCTAAAGAAGTAAATATATTTATAAATTTTAAAGTTTTGACACAAAATTCTCAAAGATCTTCAATGAGATTTCGTCAATTTGTTTTTGCTTCGCGTTCTTAATTTGTTCATAATATGCGTTAACATCAATTTCTTTGACCTTACCGTTATCCCACACCCACTCTTTATTTTCCATAATACCTTGAACGAAAGCCCCTGGTGCGGACGGATCCGCTACGATATCTGCCGCTGTGGCTAGATAATAATCGTCTTGTACCACATTAACACCGTTCACTTCTTTAAGTGAACCCATGCCACGTGATGATACACCAAGAGTTGCACCGCCTTCCATAAGGGACTTGGCGATCTTACCCATTGGTGTTTCAAGAATTTTAGCCTTACCGATCCACTGATTACCTTCTTGCTTTAAAGAAGTGATTAAGTGTGATACTCGGTCTAGATTGATTGATGGTGAATCTGGATGACCCAATTCGCCGAATGCGCGATTCTTAGTTACATACTCTTCGTTGTAACGATTGACTTCTTTTGCAAGAGTGTCAGTCTTATACATACGACCGTTGCGATTCTTAGTTTCTGCAACAAGAAATGGACCTGAAATGTAAAGAGTCTTCACACCGTTCTTTTCTTCGGTGATTAACTTTACTGATTCGATTGTTTCTGTGATTAGTTTCATTTATTTTAATCCTAGTGATTGTCTACGACGCATTGATCTTTTTCTTTTGATTAATGCTCTTGCTGCTTTTGCTTTACGCTTAATCTTACCCTTACGCTGCGAAATTCTTCTTTTTAGTCTTTCAGCTGAAGTCATACGAGTAACTTTACCACCACGAATTGTATAACCCTTTACAGCAGAAAACTTCTTTCTGCGTTGCACTGTAACCTTACCTTTAACTGTACGCACACGAGCACGAACAAGTTTTGTGCGACCCATGCGCACAACATTACGATTGCGTTTTACCGCCTCAACAATAATATTTTTGATGGCTGTTAAGATGCTGCTCATTTACCACCAATCGAAAAGTTTACTTTACTCAAGGAAAAGTGTGCTGCCTTTTCAAATCCCTTTGGCGTCGTAAGCATCTCAGCAAACTTCTTTTTGTTTTCGTCGTTTAATGCACCATGGACCATATGAATGGCTTTTGCTGCACCATGACTGACTTTAAGTTTAGAGCCATCATCAAATTTCATATGACGAGCTGTTTGCTTTGGTGATTCTTCTTGAGCATATTTTGCAACTTGATCAAGGCTTTCCATTACATCTTCAACTTCTTCAGAAACGCCAGTTAATTCTTGTTCTGGTCCAGTTGAAGAATATGGTACTGTGAATGACAACCCGAGCTTTTCGTTCTTATACAATGCAACACGCTTACCGTCAGGGAAAATTCTAATTCCTTGACGCTTTAATATGAGCATCATAGGAGGATCGCTGAATGTTGCTTCGCTAATATAATCGTCGCGGGAAATTTCGTAACCATTCATAATATTACGGCGAACAGCAGCTGTTGATTGCTGAGAACCAAGAGCTGCTGATGCTGTAGATTGATAGTAACGATTTAATACATCGCGTTGATTTTTTGGTAGTTTTGCAACATCACCAACTTTAGCGTGACGCGCCATTGCAAGTTTGAGTGCAGGCAACTCACTGGTTCGCATCAAACCAGCTCTAACTAACTGAGCAATACGCTGTGCGTTAGTTCTGTTCTGTGTCTGCTGATTCTTCTGCTGTTGGTTCATGCTGGATGTCTGTTGATCCATCTGTTCCGTCAGCTTCGATCGTAGCGTCTGTAGTTTCATCGGTTTCTTCTTTGCCCAATAGGTTAGATGCGAGTTCTACTTTTTTAAGTTCTAAAGCGTCTGTAACTTTAGCAGCCATAGCGTTATTAAATGCTGTTTCTAGAGCATCTTTATCGCCAGCAATTGCTAAATTTACTAATTCTACGGTATCCATAATATCTCCAATTATTTAGTTAGTTGTGATTTAAACATTTGATTAATATCATTTGCTTGAGGTGCTGCTGTTGGTTGTGATTCAGCAACACCAGGTGCAGCACCAACCTCAATAGGTTCTGGTTCTTCTGCTTTTTCCAATTCAATCTGTTCTGCGATTTCTTCAATCTCTTCTTCGTTCATGTTCAATACTTTCTTGCGGATCCAATCCTTTGAGAAGTAAACACCAACATATGGATCAATCTGTTGCATAACTTGCAATCTGTTTGCTAATAGTTCAGATGCCTTTAGTTCTGCAAAATTGTTATCCTTTAAGAAGTCGTAGTGTATCTTTTCTTTAAATTCATGCCATTCGTCTACCGAACAAATGCCCTTTAATGCAAGTTGACGCTCCATAAGTTCATCAAACATTAATGAAAATTTGTCACGAAGTCGTTCGATAAACTTCATAAACTTCAATTCATCGCGTGTTACTTCTGTAGATCTGCCAAGTGTAAATCCTGTAGTAGATTCTAGTCTTGAAACAGGAACATTCAATGACTTGTAAAGTTTCTGTTCAAAATACTTAACATCAGCAAGTTCACCAAGATTTTCACCAGCTGGTAGCGTAGTAATCTCTGTTGACTTACCTTCACCGCGACGTGGAATCCAGAAGTCTTCCATCATTGACATAAACTTACGATCGTCTTTGACTTCGCCAGTTGAAGAATCATAAACAACCTTGTTACGGAACTTCGTCATAATATCACGAAGATATTGTTCTGATTTAACCTTCGGCATATTACCGACATCGATATAGAACACGCGGCGTTCTGGTGCGCGAGAGATACGATAGATAACGATAGCATCTTCAACCATACGAAGTTGGTTGAGTGGTTTGATTGCCTTATGTAGATAAGACAGTACCATCTGGCGTTTAGGATCCATTAACCCAGAGTTTACATTTACAACAGCATCAGCAGCAATCTTTACTCCTGCATCGCTTGGTGATGAAACAAAGGTTTGACCTAGCGTAGTTGCTTTATCGTTGTAAACATAAAACTCGCGAGAGCCTGTAACAACTTCAATGCCTGTTCTTGGATCTTTCTTTTTATCGATAACTCTGACCTTTTTAATCTTGCGAGGGTCGAGATATACTAATTCACGAATACCAAGTTTAGGTTGTTTTTCGTCAATTAGAACTTGATAATACAATCTTCCATCAATATACCAACGGCGAAACAGGTCATTGCCGTTGTTAGAAAAGTTTAATAGACGCAGAACTGCATCGAACTCTGCGCGAATCATATCTTTAATATTGTCTGGTTGATCTAGATCGTCAAGAATAATCGTTACGGATTTACCTTTTTCGTCATGAACAACAGACTCATTGACGACATCATCGATTGCTGCTTCAAGTTCTGGCTGCATAGCCATTTCACGATAACGAGTGATAAGATCGTTTTCGTTTTTAAATGTAGCATCAAGATCCAAATATGTGCCAAAATACCCACCAGAAGTAATGTTTATTGCACCATCATCTGTAGTTGGTGTAGTAACTGCTGGTTGTAACTGCTCTGTTTGATCAGCACGGACTATCTGGAATCCAAATAGATTAATTCCTGCCATATGTTAACTCCATGATAAAATAATAATGCAAATGATCAAACAACGCTTTCGGCAGCTGCTTCCCACCATTGATATGCAAAAGTCACTGAGTATTCTTCGATGGAGTCATTATTACCCCAGTCAAGATCTATTGGTGCGAGGTCATTTGGGAACATGCCAATAAACTTGTATTGTTTGATGAGTTTGCCTGTTTTGCCATAGTGCTTAACGAAGGCATCTACACCATAAGAAATTGGCGTTGCAGCAGCTGCGGAGCGAGTGTTAAAGCGATGGGAATTGATTCCGTTCATCCAACGCTCGAATGCGTTACGGACTACGAAATCTTCATCGTTTAGAACGGTTACTGTCCAATCTGCGAATGTGCGGTTGCCAGCAAACTTTACTTCGCGACCGAAGTATTGTACTGGTACTACGCCAACTGTAGATCCTGGGATCTGAGCAGTTTTACAAACGAAACGCAGCTTTCTTGCTGCGTTCCCTGGTTGCGCAAAAGGTGGAAAGTTCATCTCGACTTCAAAGAGATTAGCGCGAGCGCCATCAAACTGCATTTGAGAACGAAATTCAGATACATTAAAAGCCATTGTATTCTCCTGACTTTATCCTATTCTATTTATTAGAAGCGTCCAACGATCTCGTCGAAGGCTACGCCACTGCGAACAGCGACAAAGTTCAACTGGATGAAGTTTACACTTCTTGCTGGTTTGATGTAGATATCGCCAACAAACTCGTTGCGGTCAATAACTCCTGCTGTATTGTTTGTTTCGTCACAAACAACGCGGAAGTCAAAAATACCACGACGACCCTGAACATCTCTGAGGAATGGTTCTACAAGTGCCACGAACTGGCTTCTTGTAAACTCATCGTTGAACTCAAAGAGGCTTGAACGAGCAGCTGTAGAAATTGCTTTTTCAAGAACAATAAAGAGGCGACGAACATTGATACGGTCAAACGCAGAAGGACGAGTCTGCATGGTCTTGTCGCCAAACAGAATTACGCCTTCTCCTGGGAATGAAACCACAGGGTTGATTTGACGGGTATACAGTTCGTCACGGTGGGCTTCGCTGGACGGGTTGTACGCCAACTTGACCACACTCTTGACCTGTCCACGGTTGAAGCCTGCGGGCGAGAACCACGCTTCATTGGTGAACTCGGTACGAGCCACTAGACCTGCAATATCAGCGTTGAGAGGCACTAGACGAACAAGGTTATTGTAAGTGTCTAGTTGATACTTCCAACCACTGTCAGCAACAGCGTATGAACTATTTACATTCAATGTGCTATCGCGGAAAGTCTTGATTGCACTAAGTGCTTCGTATGGCTGCTTGTTTTCGATGTCGGTCTGTGCAGGAGACACGAATGCCATGCAGTCGAGACGCTTCTCGCAAATCTGCTGAATAATGAGTTGTTCAAGAGTTGCAGAAGCGTTTCCTGTTGGAAGCAGAGACACATCAACGGTGTCTGCGTCTTGGAACAGGCTCCATCCACTAGACCAACGCTCGCTGTCGCTTGGTGCAACTGATGCAGCACCAGTCAATCCTAGAGAGTTGACTCCAGCACCAACAGCCGATGCGGTGCTTAGAGCAGGTCCAACTGCTGTTGAAAAAGTAGAAGACGCAGAAGTTGCTGTGTTACTATTCAACTCTTGAGAAAGTGCCCAAACATAATCAGACTGATCGTTGATTACGGTTCGGTAGTAGTTGCTGCTTCCGTCGTAATTACGGGCATCTGAAGCACGAGACAAGCCTTCAAACTTCTCCAAAAGATTGTTTGCGGTTCCTGTCCACTTTCCGTCCTTGTCAAACACTAGCACACTCACAAGATCGCCGTTTCCACCAGCATCACTTGCGTAATTGGTGGTTGTTGCGCCTGTAGACACATACTTGGCGTATGCACTTTTTAGATCGAAACTATTTCCAGCAGCCTGTGCTCTTGGAAGAATAGAAGACAGAAGCAGACGAACTCGTGGTAAACCACTTCCGTCTAAAGTGACTCCGCTGGTTACTCCGAAGAAGTCGCCATTGGTTGGAGTCAATGTAGTGAAAGTGGTGCTGGCGGTTGTTCCTCTTTGAACTCCACTGATTGTAACAGTAGTTCCGTCAGCAAAAACAACATCATCGCCCACAGCAAAATAACGAACTTGGCTCTGTCCTGTGGTGTGCATGTCTATGAAAGTAGCACCGAGAGAAGCAGCAGCAGCCAAAGACGCTCCAGTAATACCGTTTCCGCTTGTAAGCACAACCTTTATGCTGTTTCCAAGAACACCTGGATATTTGGATGCAAACAATACTCCGTTAGTTGCAGGAGTAGAAGCGGTAAGTCCAGCACTAGCACCAAAGTTAGTGGAATTGGTGATGTACAGATTGTTTACAGCAGTTGCACCTGCTTTTGTAACATTAGAATTGTAAGAACCACTACCCACAACACGCACAACCTGCATGCTGTTTCCGTACTGTAGGAAGTTGGCAGGTGTAAAGAAGTCCACATAGTTGTTATTGTCGGGCTTCTGGAAAATATTTGATAGTTCACGCTCGTTGGCAACAGTCACGATTTCGTTGACTGGTCCCCAGTGGAAATATCCTGCAAAACCGCCAGGTGTGGTTGCTACGGCGGGAACGATTGTGGTCAGGTCTACTTCTTTGATGCTTACGCCAGGGCTTACTCTAAATCCCATTGTGGTGTCTCCTTCGTCTGTGAAGCACGGGGTGTGGTGTCGTTACTTCTACTTGTATGTATTATTTGGATTTTTCCTGTGGCTACGCCACGAATCCTTATATTTAGCCCCGTCAGTCACCACCCCAATTCCAAGCCGTTCCGCTGCCGTCTGTGAACCCTGTGGGATCGCTACCGTCGTCTACGAAACCAAAAGGAGTCATTTCTTCTTCCAAATTTTTCATTTGGTCTTCGTACAGGTCTTTTCGGATGTCGCTGCCTGTAATATCTTTAAAATATGCTTGGGTTGTGAGCCATCCA